ATTGAAAAAGGGTGTTGATGTAATTAGGTGTACTTCTAAAATGAAAGATTTATCCTCATCTCCAAGGAATATAGTAAATACCAAATTTCAAGGTAGATTTTTTTTCGAAAGAGGTAAAACTAAAAAAGTTCAAAAAGAAAGAGAATATGCAGCTAAATCATTTGCAAAAACTAAAAATGATCCAAGTGCTAGATTTGGTGTAAGCACAATTCCAAAAAAAGATAGGTTAATTTTAAAAACAACATTAACTCCAAGAGAAACAGCTGTTGGTAGAAGAATGTTTACTAGATTTGCTCCGGCAAAAAATCCATTTGGTCCAAAATCAAGAAGACAGGGTAGGTATGGTAGAATTATTGTACCTAGATCTGCATTAAAAAGATTAAAGGTGGATAGAAAACTTACGAGAGAGGTGAGAAAAGAAAAAAAGGGTGGTATGGTATAGATTATGAGAGGAATAATTTTCAAAACTGTAAAAGAAGGATTTAGAAAGCTTCACAAAAAACATAAAGCTGAGATTAGAAAGTCCAAAAAAACAGGTGTGCCAGTAATTCCTATGGATTTAAAAAAGGCAGATTTTAAAAAGAAAATAAGAGGCACTAAATTTATGACAGCAGCAGAATACAAAGCTGCACCTAAAACCAAAAGCATTCCAAGAGGTGGTAGACCTAGAATTTTTGGAAAAGCATATGCATCTGATAAAGCTGCTAAAAGAACTATGATGATTCCTATGATGACAAAAAAGCAAAGAGCTGCTAATCAGGAGGCAATAAGTCAATCTGTAAGAAAATTTATGAAAGAAAGAATTGGAAGAAAATCAAAAGGTGGTTTAAATACTGTTAAAATGGTAAAAAGAAAATTAGAAAAAGCATCTAAAGCACACGCAGGTCAAGCTAAAGCATTAGGTAAAGTTATTGATAAGAAAAAATTATTATTAGGTGGTTTACTTACAGCAGGTATTAAAGCTAGTGCAAAAAAACTCTTCAAAAGAGGAGCTAGAAAAACACAACAGATTGTTAAGGAGAGTGGTGGGTCAAGAGCCCAAGCAAAAGATGATATTAAATCTGCAATTCGTGATGATTTAAAATCACAACTTAGATCAAGTAATTTGATTAAGAGTAAAAAAAGAATGATAATTAGAGATATTAATAAATTAAAATAATGGGTGGGTTAACTAAAAAAGAGTTGAGAACTGAAAAAGATCTCACGCAAAAACAAAAAATGTTTGTGGAGATTATGGTGCAAGACCATGGTCAAATCACGCAAGCTGAAGCATTAAAACGTGCAGGATATGATTGTAAGGATATTAACACTGCAAGATCCACAGCTTCACAATTATTAAATAGAAGAAAAAATCCTCACATTGCAAAATATTACGATAAAAGATTTGAACAAGAAATTAAAAAATATGAGAGTGACAATCTCAGACGTTATAAAAGATTTGAAAGACTAGCTGATAAAGCTGAAAAGAAAGATCAATATGCAGCTGCTATAAATGCAGAATATAGATCAGGCCAATTAGCAGGTGCTTTCATTGATAGAAAAGAAGTTAGAGTAACTGGTCTGGAGGGTATGTCACGTGAGGAGCTTGAAAATAAACTCAAGGAACTCTCAGAGAAAATCGATGGTTATAATGCCAAAACCATTGACTCTGAAGAAGCGACTGTATCTGAAGAGAGCTAGTTGGTCTGTTTGGATCAAGGAGTTTAATAAGATACACAATCCTGCAATGTTTACTTCAGTGGGTTGTGTTGAGGTTAATGTAAATGAGAAAAAAAATAGCAATACCAAAAAAAGTAAAAAACCAAATCGATAAGTTTCCTATGGTTGCTGTCGAATGGTACGATATTGTATCTAACTCAAGTTGGATATCCTTTGATGAGTTAAAAAAATCTAATTTAGCTACCTGCATTACCAAGGGTCATCTTTTATCTCAATCTAAGGGAGTTACGAGATTGTTTGGTGATTACTCATTTGCAGAAAATGGTAAAGATATTGATAGTATTGGAAACACCACAATAATACCTAACTCGGTAATTAAGGAAATTAAAAAATTAAGTTAATTAATGACAGTAAAAGCACAAGAATCTAGGCTTTGGCAAAAGATTAAAAATAACTTAACTAATTGTTATTTAACACGCATAGAATCTAGTACAATTAATGGTATTCCAGATATTCATGCTGTTAATAGAGATAATGTTTTTTGGATAGAACTTAAGTCTGATGAAGCTAATTATCCTAAATTAAACAAGTGGCAAATTGTGTGGATTAATAAATATGTTAAGGCAGGTGGTAAGATAATTATCTGCAAAGAGACCCTCTCGAAGAGGTCTCTTAAACTGTACAGACCGGTGTCCAGTTTCACTGATCCTCGCTCCCTCGTTCCATTTGCCTCGTTCTCGGCCCCGTACGACTGGCCCACGGTCCAGCGTAACATGCTGGCATCCCTTCAGGAGGCAGCGTAGTCCCGTTGCCGTTGTCTGCCCCTCGTTTCATTTTTACTCTTTGTTAGTTAACGGGGGGCTGGTAACGGCAGCATCCTCCGGGATCTCGTCTCGTTGGACTTGACAATTATCCCATGATATCTTATATGTAAGCTGGGGAGCTCCTTCAGGGAAACACAGACAACCTGCTGGAGTTCCTCGTTCTCGTTCTCGTTTAACAAAGTAAAACGGCTACCTAAAGCACAGACAGCATCAGCCCACGCAGCACGGATTTCCGTATGATAATTATCTATGATAGTAAAAATAATTTAAAAAAAGTTCTTGACATTTATCCCATCAGGTCTTATGTAAGGTTGGTCTTGTGAAAGAAAGACTGCGCACTTCAGGAGTCTTGGACCATGAAGGTACACTGATTTGATCACAGCTGTTACCTGAAACAAATAAAAACTGAAGTGACGCTAACTGGTCCCTGAAGGGTGTACTAATTCCGGACAGCTCAGGGACCTGGGATCAGCGCGTCCCATGAGTGATTGCATATTCAGGAAAGTTGATCAAAACCATCCTGATGGATTTAGGTTAACTTATGTGCATGAGGGTGAGAGGCGTTAGCTGGTCCTTTTAAATAACAGAGGAGGAAAAGATGCAGCTCAAGAAACTAATTAAAAAAATCAACAAGGAAAACGCACCACCGGATGGCTGGTCCCTGAAAGACCGCGTGCAGGACAAACCTGAACCTGGCAAAGTATATGCTTTAACCGGTGGCCCCGGATCTCGCTGCATTGCGAATGGTAACTCTTGGAAGGACTCTGAGGTCTCGCCTGAGCAGCAGGAGCACACTGATCTATGACATTAGCTCTCGTATGGCTGGTGATGCTGATACTCTTCCCTACCTTCACTATGGTAGGCACCAGCCTGCTCATACTCTCGCTCGTTGGGATCTTCGGTTAGATGTGCCGTTCTCGTCCTTTAGGGATAGCTCCGGGAGCTGATGGCACAAAGTTCCCCCACGTGACGCACAGATTTCTGAGATCCTGTATGAATGGTAAGCTAGTTTAGAATGATTCTAAAAAATAGTTGTTGCATTAAGTAATGGGATTTGATAAGACAACGAATCAAAACTAACAAAGGAGTTAAAAATGGGTCTAGATATGTATGCCTTCCGACATAAGGGCGAAAGGATAGACAAAGAAACTAACCGACAAGAGTTAGAAGGAACTGAAAGAGAGCCAATACTATTTGCAGATTGGCGAAAGCACAACAGGTTGCAGGGGTTCATGCAGGAAAAATATGATGAACAAAATCCTAAAAGCCTGAAAAAGGAATGGAATGAGTTTAACTGTGTGCCTCTCTATCTTTCTCGTAAAGATTTGGACGAGCTAGAAGAATGTATAAGGTCTCGAACTTTGCCAGAGACGTCAGGCTTCTTCTTCGGTCAAGACAGTTATACGTGGGAAGGTGAGCAGGACGACATGAAGGCAACAGATTTAAAGTTTGTTGCTGACGCAAAGAAATATCTTAACGAAGGGTATGAGGTTTTTTATGAGTGTTGGTGGTAAGAAGAAAAATGTAGAGGCGACAACTGTCGCCTCGCTAAAAGAAAAACGAGAGCAATTGGCAAAGGAAAGACAGGAGAGTGCCATCAGAGAAATGCAGGGCTTCGTTAAATTTTTAGAAAGTCATCTTGAATTAAGAGAAACACAACTAAAGGTTGAACCCAATGTTATTAATATTAGCGATAAGATTGATAAAAAAAAATTAAATTAACTGTTGCAATAATAATGGGATTTGATAAGACAAGAGGGTATTCATAAGAATACATAACTTAACAAAGAGGTAAAAATGCCAAATGCAATAAAGAAGCTAAAGCAAGAAGAAAAAAAAGTAGTTCTTGCTTATGCTCAATTAAAGCTAAAAGCAAATAGGCTCAATAAAGAGTTAGATACAATGAAACAAAACATTGTAGATTGCTTTGATAGAACAAATCAAAACTTAATCATTGTACAAGATGACAATGGTAATAGTTTTGGATTACAAAAAATAAATCGTAAGAGAAAGAAATTTGAAACTGCAAATTTCAAGATTGCTCATAATGATTTATATAATAAATTCACTACTGATATTGAATATAGTGAATACAAAGCAATAGGTGATAATAATGCCCAATAATGATTTAATCAATATTGCTAAAGTACTAGCAGAAAGGGTAGGCGAGAAATCGCCTACTCAACTCGCAGATATGGTCATTGATAATGGAACGAAGAAACAACTCAACTATGAGATTATGTTTCAATTGTTAATGGGCGAGTGTGAGAAACATATCCTTGAAAATGTGGGTAATCCATGTGTAGATGAGTTTAAAGAAAATGTACTAAAGAAATTTAGCACACTTATACAGGCATTACACACTAATTAATAACTAATAACAAAACCAATGGCGTTAGCACGCCATTGGTGTATCTACAAGGCTCATTAGCCAAAACAATCTTAAACTCTCAAAATCTTGACTGGTTTCACGTTGTGCCAGCTGGCACAACGTAGGTTGCACCTTTACAAAGCAAGATATACAAATATACTAGGGTCCCAAACGGTATGAATATAGAGCATCTTACAGAGGAAGAATTAAAAGATTTAATTTTAAAAAAGCAGTTGGAGTGGATCAAGTTATGCCAAGATGATTTTTTAATTTTTGCAACTGCTGTTTGGCAAGATTTTATTTATCGTAAGACAGATAATCCAAAAAATTATGGACACCATCAAATTATCGCAAATGCTTTTCAAGATATAGCTGAGGGCAAAGAAAAGAGGCTCATCATCAATATGCCTCCTAGACATACCAAATCAGAATTTGCATCTTACCTTTTTCCGGCATGGATGATTGGAAGGAATCCTAAGATGAAAATTATGCAGGTGTCACACAACGCAGAATTAGCTTCAAGGTTCGGTAGCAAGGTTCGAAACTTAATGAACACCAAGGAGTATAAACAAATATTTGGAGATGTTACACTTAGAGAAGATAGTAAAGCAAAAGGTAGGTGGGAAACCAATCATGGTGGTGAATACTGTGCAGCGGGTGTAGGCGGTTCGATCACA